CCTATGGTCGTATTCAAGCCCGCCGTGTTCGTTAATACTTAATAACCATGCCTACATCCACCACCGAAACCTTCCTCGCCCGCATCCAAACCGATCCGACCGGCGAGAATCCCACCGCGACGGCCTTTTTTGGAAGCGCCACTACCATCGACGGCGTCGTCTATCAAGCGCCGTGGACCAGCGTGAACTGGCCGCTCAATGCCGACACGACCGTGACCGTGGACGGCGAAACGCTGACCTACGCGCAGGTCTCGGCGTTCGTCGTCGCCATCGCGTATCAGGAGAAAGCGGCGCAGGCGCAGCGGGCTCCCGTAAGCGAGTGAGTTTTTGACGATTGCCGCGAGCGTCATGGAACAGACTAACAATCCCGAGATCACTCCGAAGCAGGCTTTTGATATCCTCGCGCAGACCGCGGTGCAGTTCCGCGGTACGCGGGCCGAACATGAGCTTATTGAAAAGGCTTTGCGCACGCTTGCTCCGCTGGTGGAACAGCCCAAGTCCGCTTGAGGTAGTTCCGTCCGAGAGCGAGATTTTCGCCATCATCGGCATCGCTATCATGGCGATGCTGGTTTTGGCGTTTTGACTTAGAGTGTGGCGAGCATTGTTGATCTCTTATTTAACGCAGCCGGCGGCGGTGTCGTTGGTTCGCTGTTGCATCTAGGGAGCGGCATCTTCGAGACTTGGCGCAAGAAGAAGGATGCCGAGGTCGAGATCATGCTGCTACAGGCCAAGGTGAACGCTGCCGAGAAAGAGGCTGCGTGGAACGCCTTTTCTAAATCTCAGGAGGGAGCCAATGCGAGCTTGCGAGAATTGCCGGCGCAGACGCATCCCATCATGATAAACGTCTTCGTGGGTGTCGATGCGCTGCGCGGAGCGACTCGGCCACTTCTGACATGGGCAATGCTTGGCGTTCTTTGTCTTATCTATGCCCAAGCGTCGCAGACAGTCCGCGATCAGTTGGCCTCGGAGATGGTCTTTGGTTCTTTCACCGCGATTTTCTGGTGGTTTGGAAGCCGTTACAGCGCGAAGAAATGATTTTTCTGACATGAAAGCCTCCGACTTTATCGTCGCTTCCACGCCAACCGTCACCGCCACCGTCGTCTCTCAGATCAACGAGGTTGCCGGGCTCTGCGGCACCATTCTCGGCATCGCCTTTTTGCTTTGGCGCTGGCAGAAGGAAGCCTCGGAGGGATCGAAGAAGGAGTGATTTAGACAAGATCGGCACTTGAGATGAGCGACCATATCCTTTGTTTCGCCGCCGCCGAGGGCGCAATCGATGCCAAATCTGGCGTCATCCGCGGCGTTTCTCTCATTACCGAAGGCCCGGCGCTGGGACATGGCGTGATGGTGGACGCGAAGACGCTTCAGCAAGTGATGCAGGCCGCAAGCGAATATTCGGGCGGGCTCAAGGTGAAACTAAACCATTCTGGTCAGGCCGGCGACATTATCGGCTATGTCGATGCGCTGCGGATCGAAGGCAAGAAACTGCTGGGCGATCTGCATCTCCTCGAGAATTCGCCGCATCGAAACTACATTCTAGAGATCGCGCAAAAAATTCCCGATACTTTTGGCCTTTCCATCGCCTTCTCGGGTCCGAGCGAACTCGCCGCTGACAAGAAGACCGTTCTTCAGCGATGCAGCGAGATCTTCTCGGTCGATGTTGTGGATTCGCCAGCCGCGAATCCCGATGGCTTCTTTTCCCGCAAGTTGAACCTTCAGCCGGCGGGTGGCGCAGTCGCGCCTGCTAACGTAACCACAACCACTAAGTCACCCATGAACGAAGATCTGAAGTCCCAAATTGCCGGGATGATTGAATCCGCGATGATGGGCTTTGGCGAACGTCTCTCCAAGCTGGAGAGCGGTATGCCGAAGCCTGCCGACGCCAACAAGCCGGTTGCCTGCTCCTCTCAGGAGGAAGTCGTGCAGCTCGCCGCCAAGGAAGCCGCTACTGCGGCGCTCAAAGAATTTGCCAAGACCATCGGTGCTCCCGCTCCTGTCGCGGTCGTGTCCGCGGAGGCTCCCGCTCCCGCGAAGGTCGAAGCGAAGACCTTTGAGGCTCTCGTTTCCGACAAGGCCGCGGAGCTCAAGGGCGACAAGGCCGCGGCCATCGCCTTTTGCGTGAAGAACCACGCGAACGAATACGTTGCTTTCCGCACACGCGTGCAGGGCGGCGAACTCATCAAGCTCTAACTTTTTCCCCCTAAACTAACATGGCCACCAATTATCTCGGTGCGGGCACGTTTACTGCCAACACCGTCATCACCCAGAGCCTCGGCGTCGTTCTCTCCACGAACGGCGGCGTGGGTCTCTCCACCTCCACGGCTTGCGACGGCTTCGCTCTTATCGACGCCGCCTCGGGCGATAACGTCTCCGTCGCGTTCCTCACGAACAATGGCACGCTCAAGGGCACGCTCGCCGCTGCTCCTGTCACCGCCGGCGATACCCTCTACCTCGCGTCCAGCGGTCAGATTTCGACCACTGGCACCGTCACCATCGGCAAGTCCAAGACCACGACCAGCACGACTGGCGCGGTGGTGGAGTTCCTGCCGAAGAACATCTAATCCGTAGAACTTACCTACCATGTATACCAATTCTGCTGCCATTTTCCGTGGCGACATCGCCGGCGTTCTCGAGCAGGCGAAGGACTGGGAGACGAACCTCATCGGTCTCCGCGTCATGCCCGTTCTCAATGTCCCGGTTCGCGCCGGCCAGTATCCTTCCTTCAAGCTCAAGGAGGGTCAGCTCCTCAAGAATGATGTGAAGGCTCGCGCTCCTTACTCGTCCTTCGCCCGCGGCACCCGCGCTTTCAACTACGAGAGCTATACGGCGAGCGAGTACGGCTATGAGGAGGCCGTTGATGATACGGTGAACGCCGACATCAACCGTTTCTTCGATGCCGAGGTCATCGCCGCGAAGCTCGCCCGCCGCAAGCTGCTGCTCGCCCACGAACTCCGCGTGGCCGCGCAGATCTTCAGCACGTCGAACTTCACCTCGACCAATTCCGCGACCGCTTACACGAGCGGCAATCTGGCGACGTTCGACATCGGCTACGATATCGACCTCGCCAAGGATCGTCTGCTGGCGAACGGCGAGAGCGTGGACAATCTCCGCGTCGTCATCCCCTACCCGATCTGGACGCTGGCTCGCGCCTCGACCAAGTTCCAGAACCGTCTGCGTGGCATCGGTCTCTCGACCGACACCATTCTGAACGCCTCCACCGAGGCGGCTGCGCAGGTCTTCGGCGTCAGCGAGGTGCTGATCGGTCGTGTGTCTTATGACGCCGCGCCCGAGGGCGTCGCCTTCAGCGGCACGCAGGCGTGGGCGAACACCTACGTCTGGGTTGGTGCCGTGACGGACGCTTCTGCCGGCTACTTCGGCGGTGGCGCGGGCTTCACGCTGAACTGGTCCGAATACGGTCCCGCCGTGGGCGTGTTCACCTACCGCGACGAGTCGATCAAGTCGAACATCGTGCGCTCCGCTCAGTATACGAGCGAGAAGGTGGTCAACACCAACGCCGGCCAGCTGATCGCCACTCAGGCCTAACCAAACTAGAAACGGCTGACGGGTACCCCGATGCCGGGCCCGCGCTCTCACAAGGGGCGCGGGCTTCTTTTTTGACGCATCACGCCAGCGTCATGCGAGTTTCCCTGTGCGTGATCTGCGGCAATGAGCGTCAGCATATCCTGACGATGTTGCGATCGTTCTCTCCCATCTTCGACGAGCTTTCACTCGTGCGGGCCATCGGAGCCAAAGAAGCGGATGAGACCGTGCTGCTCGCCCAATCGTTTTGCGAGGAGTACGATAAGGCATTTGCCATTCGCGAATACAAGAACGACCAAGGAGCGGAGAACTGGGAGCACGTTGACTCATTCGCCAATGCTCGCAACGCGGCGTTCGCGCAAGGCACGGGCGACTGGCTGATCTGGGCCGACTGCGACGACATCATCGAGAACGCCGAGGATTTTCGCGCCAAGTTGGAGACGCTTTCCTCGGAGGTAAAGATGGTGCGTTGCCTCTACGATGTCCGCGGGAGTGGCAAGAAGCTGTTTCGAGAGCGTGCTATCCGACGCGAGAGCTTTGCAAGCGGGCGCAAGTGGCATCATGATGTGCACGAGAACCTGCTGCTGCTCGAAGGCGACAAGCACGAGGACTGGCAAGCGCCGATCTGGGTCCACGTTCCCGTTGAGGTAAAGCGCGACAATCGTCGCCGAAATCTCCGCATCCTGTCGCACTCGGTGCGCGAAGCCGCGACGCAATATTTCTACATTCACCAAGAGCACTACTGCTCTCAGTCGCGGGACGCCGCGTTTGAATACGGCAAGATCGCGCTAGCCTTCCCGAATCTGCCGCCGGCTTTCCGATATGAGACGCTGCTCAACTGCGCCCGGCTCTCGAACTCGCACCGCGAGGCGCACGGATGGCTGATGGACGCGCACGGCATTTTCCCTTGGTGCCGCGAGGCTCTTGCCGCGCTCATTCTCTTGAGCTTCGAGAAAAAGGATTACAAGCGTGCGATCTGGTGGGCCGATAAAATGCTGGGATTACGCGAGCCGCTAGCCGAAGACAGACCGTGGACGCATGAGCCGAAATACTACGGTTGGTCCGGCTATGATCTCGCCGCTCGCGCATATCGTGTCGGTGGCAATCCCGCGATGGCCGGCGTATTGCAATGGCAATTTCACGAGGGAGCGATGCCCAAGATTTCGCTCCTGCACGCGACTCGTGGGCGGAGCAGTCAAGCGGTCCATGCTCGGGATCTCTGGCTCAATGCCGCGGCCAAGCCGGCGCAGATCGAGCACATCTTCGCGGTAGACGCGGACGATAAGGTTTCGAGCGAGATGGCGAAGCAGTTCACGAGCGTCGTCTCCGAGGACAAGAGTTGCGTTGCTGCGTGGAATCTCGCGGCCAAGTCCGCCCGCGGTGACATTCTCGTGCAGATGTCCGACGATTGGACGCCGCCGCTCAACTGGGACATGAATCTCCTTGAGGCAGCGCAAGGCAAAGACCCGCAACGGGATGCTTTCGTGATCGCCGTTGGAGACGGAACCCGCCGGGACGATCTGCTCTGCATGGCGATTCTCTCGCGTGCGCGATACGAGGCGCAAGGCAACGAAGTATTCCACGCCGGCTATCCTTCGGTGTTCTCGGACAACGAATTTTCGTGCCGCGCCTTCCGCGATGGCTGCGTGATCGACAAGCGCAGCGAGCTTATCTTCGAGCATCACCACCCGGCATTTGGAAAAGGAAAGATGGACGCAACCTACCAGCACTCCAACTCGACCGAGCGTTACAAGGCCGGGGAAGCTCTTTTCCGTGCCCGCAATCCTAACGCCAAATGAGCGCGCCGATCTTGTCGGTCCTTATCCCGGCGACGCCTAAGCGATACCAGACGCATCTCTGGCCGCTCTGGCGTAAACTCGAAGAACAGGTCAATGCACTTGAGGACGGAAATACCGTTGAACTTCTCGTCTTCCTAGATAATCGCCAGCGCACCATCGGGGAAAAGCGAGACGCGCTCGTGCAAATGTCTCGCGGCAAGTTCGTCGCCTTCTGCGACGATGACGACGACGTTGCCGAGGACTACATCAAGACGCTGGTTTTAGCGGCTACTGATGCTCCCGATGACGTGTCGGTCATCACCTTCGATCAGCTTGCGGTCGTGAATGGAAAGGCCGCTCTTTGCCAGTTCTCCCTTCGACATCCGAACGAGGCGTTTGCCCAACCGACTTTCCGACGCAACGCTTGGCACGTCTGCGCATGGCGTGGCGAGATGGCCCGGCGCGTGCGCTTCCCAGCAAGCAACTATGGCGAGGACTGGGCGTGGGCAAAGCACTTGGTCATGGATGCCCAGCGCGAGATCCGCATCGACCGCATCCTGCACACCTACCGATATGACGACGCGGTAAGCGAGGCACCGCCGCCCGCTGGCACTTAGACAATCCGCGCATGGGTATGGCGACCGTGCGCGACTTCGCTCCTAGTCAATTGGCCTATGATTTTGCCGGCATCTTGGATCAGGCCGGCATCACGTTTTCCTATCTCGGCTCCAGCGTGACCGGAGTCTGGTCTTCCTCGCGCACAATGTTCTCGGAGTTCGAGGATCAGCGCCGGGATGATATCAAGTTCACTATTTTCTTCACCACCTCGCAGGTGAGTGGAACGCCCGCGGTCACGCAGACCGTCGTGCGGGCCGGCGTGACTTACTTCGTCGAGCAAGTTCGCTTTGATGCCGAGGGAACCGGGTGTGAGATTGATGTCTGCAAGGCGATATGATCGACCTAAAATTCGATTCATCGAAGCTGGATTATGCTCTGACGCGCCTTGCGTTGGCGGCGAAGACCGACCTTGGGCCGGTTATCCGCGAGGAGGCGCGATATATCACCAAGACACTAATGCAGTTTACGCCTCCCAAGAGTCGCCAGCAAGGCGTTGGCGCAATCCGCGGAGACGTTGCAAGGCTCGCGGTTCCGCTTAGTTCCGCGAAGCTCGAAGCCCGCGCAACGAAAGGAAGCATTTACAGTTCACTCGCCAAACTCGTGCGCCGCCGCGAGACGCAGAAGATTAATGACATGATGCGGAATCCTAAGATCGGATTCTATGGTGGCAGAAAAATGATTGAATCCGCGGCGCAATTATCCGCGGTGCATCGTCGCGCCCGCAACAATTACGGCAGGATCAAGAAGGATCAAATGATGATGGCCTATGCCGATGATTCGACGGCTCTTCGAAAGGAGTTGGAAGGCCGCGTTGGTTGGACGATTTCGGGCTGGATTCCTGCGGCTCGTGTCACGGGTGCCAATTGGAAGAAGTTCGCTGATCGCTTCGGTCCGAAGTCTGGATCGCAGCAATCGAATTTCTCCACAAATCCTTTCATCATCGCCGTGAATAAGCAGGTCAAAATTCCCGGCTATCAGCGAGTGGTTGATGGCGCGGTCAATTCACGGGTGAAGATCACGCTCAAGAAAGTTGATCGCGTCCTTGCCAATAAGGCAGTCAATCTCGGCTTTGCCAAAGTAGATGGAGCCGGCAAAATGGAATACGTCTCGCCATGAGCACTCGCACCGACATCCGCAACGCCATTGGAACCGCCTTAATCAATGCCGGCGTCGTCGTGACCGCCAACGTACTGCGCGGTCGACATAACACGATTGCCTCAATCTCCTTCCCGTCCTGTGCGGTTTACGCGATCCACGAGGACGTGGAGATCCGCACGCTCTCGCCTAACAATCGGGACCAGTATCGGCAGTTGCAGGTCGTCGTGGAATACTTCACCGCGGCCACTTCGATCACCCCGATTGATGATCTCTTCGACGCTGGCAGCGCCGCCGTCGAGGCGGCGATTTTGGCAGATGTCACGCTAGGCGGTAAGTGCCGCGACACCCATTTGACGAGCGTTGATTATGTGATCGAGCCTGACGAAAACCAGCAATGGGGCGTCGCCCGGCACAACTTGACTTGCATTTATTTAACCACCGACTAACATGGCTAACCATCTCGGACGCGAGGGCGTCGTCAAACTGTCCAGCACCACCATCGGCGAGCTTCGCAATTACTCGCTCGCGCAGTCTTCGGATGTCGTCGAGGACTCGACCATTGGCGATGTCTTCCGCACGCGCAAGGCGACCTTGAAGACGTGGAGCGTCTCGGGCGATCTCTACTGGGATTTGAACGATGCTGGTCAGGTGCTGCTCACCATCGGCTCCAGCGTGACCGTCAACCTGTACCCGCAAGGCACGACCTCCGCGACCTACTACTCGGGCGGCGGCATCGTGACGAAGTACGATGTCAGCGCGGCCTTCGACGGCATGGTCGAGGGCTCGATCTCCATCGAGGGCAACGGCACCCTGAGCGTTTTGACGGTCTGAGGTGACGCATGGACGCAATCGACCTCGTAAGGGAACACTTCTCATCGCTCGGACTTAAGCGCATCGAAGTTCCAGAATGGAAAATCACGGTGTTCGCCGCACCGATGACGCTCTCGGAAAAAAACAAGCTCTACAAGAAGAGCCGAGAAAATGACATGGAGCTTCTGGTAGATATCTTGATTATGAAGGCGCAAGACGAGAATGGGAAGAAGCTCTTCGAGGTCGATCACCGGCTGACGCTGCTGAACAAGGCCGATTCAAACGTCGTCGCTCGGGTTGCCAACGCGATCTTGAACGACGATGCGCCGAAGGCCGACGAGCTAAAAAACTGATTCACGGCGGGGAAGCCGCCGACTTCCTCGCCGTTTATGCGCTCGCAGAAAAGCTCGGCAAGTTTGCCCATGAGGTTCTCGCAATGCCAGCCGGTGAGTTGCAGGGATGGCTCGCATATCTCGATTACGTAAACAAGACCCGAAACCAACATGGCTAGCGCAACATTCTCCCTCAAGGCAGTTGACGAAACGCGCACGGCCTTTGCTGCGGTTCAAAATTCGCTTGGCAAGTTGAACGCGACTTCGGCCAGCGTTGGAAAGACGCTAAAGACGATGATGATGGGCGGGCTTTCCAAGTCGTTTCTCAAGACGCTGGATGCGATGGGAGACAAGCTGGATAAGGTAATAACCGAAGGTGAAGACATCGGATTCGGTCAATCCATCGAGGATGCGTTGCGTCTCAAATCGATTATCGACGGATTCTTTAAACTGCTTTTGGTAATTCCAGCTGCGTTTGCAAAAATTGGGATTTCGATTGGCGATCTTGTAACTGGGACCACCGACGCAGAAGCCAAGGCCAAGGCGATGGAGCTTTGGACCAAGCGATTTCAGAAGGACATTGATGAATCGGTTGATTCAACCAAAAAATTGCAAGTTGAGTTTGATAAGACAGAACAAACTTCCGAGCAATGGGGCGATTCTTTGAGAAAGGCAGCGGAACAGTCCTTTTTACTTTCACAGACGCAATTTCAAAGCGGTAAGGACATTGCCAAGGCTTACAAATCGCAAGAGGAAGGTCTCAAATTGCTTTTGGAGGAAGCCACTCTTAGAAAGAAAATTAAGGAGGACAGAAAAAAGGCCGAAGATGATTTGGCTCAGGCGTTTAATGAAAGAACAAAGGCCCAAAACAAACTTGATAGAATTGGATCCAAAGCACTTACGACCGAACAAGAACTTGGACTGCTTTATAAAGATAAGTTAATTCAAGAAGAATATCTCAATAATCTTAAAGGAGAAGGAATCGACATTGTAAGAGTAAGAACAGATGCAGAAAAAAAATTGAAGGAGACGATTGAAGAGATTGTGAAACTGGAAGAACAGCGCCGACAATTCGGCATGGAATTCGGCGCTCGCATTGCTGATTCCTTCGAGGAAGCGATCTTGTCTGGAACCAAATTGCGCGAAGTCATCCGCGCTCTCGCGCAGGATCTTTTGCGCATGATCTTCCGCGAACAGATCACAAAGCCTATGGCGAGCGGTCTCGGTAACTTCTTCGCAAATCTATTCACCGGAAAAGCTACTGGTGGTCCTGTCAGCGGAGGAACGCCCTACATGGTGGGCGAGAAAGGCCCAGAGCTTTTCGTGCCCGGATCTAGTGGTTCGATCATCCCGAACAATCGTCTCGGCTCAGGCGGTGGCGGTGGTTCCTCGGTAAATGTGACTTACAACATCTCCTCTGGCGTGAACAAGGCCGAGTTGATGCCGATCCTTGAGAACGAGCGGAAGCGTCTCAAGGCCGAGATTCCCGACATGGTGCGCCGCGGTGGTGCCTATCGCGCAGCCTTCGCCTAATCCGTCATGGCTATCTCTTACCCACTCTCACCGCCGTCTCCGTTTCGAGTTAGCAGGCTGAACCTCACGGGAATGTCGGCCACGTCCCGCAACGTGTCGCCGTTCACGTTTCAAAGCCAGCAATACAACTGGCCGGGACAAGCGTGGGCCGGCAGCGTGGAGTGCCCGCCGATGACGCGAGCGGACGCGGAGCAGGTCATTGCCTTCTTGCTGGCAGCTCATCGCGGCACGTTCTACTTCCAAGACTATGCGAACACCTCGCCGCGAGGCAGCGTGACGGGCACGCTGACGGTCTCCAGCGCGACCGCGAACGCGACGACGCTCGGCATCTCGGGCGCAACTGGGAGTTTCGCGGTGGGCGACTGGCTCCAGATATCGACCTCGCTATACAAGGTGATTCAAGTCAACAGCAGCAGCAGCGTGGACCTTTTCCCTGTGCTGCGCTCCAGCTATGCCGCCGGCACGGCGATTACCTACTTGAACGCCAAAGGCGTCTTTCGCTTGGCTGAACCGAAAACCGACTGGTCAATTGAACTCGCGTCGATCTATGGCGTGAGCTTCTCCATCGTCGAGAACGTCGCGCAATGAGTACGACCTACAACACGCCGGGTCGCACAATGACCGCGGACATGGTAGCCGAGGTGACGACGGCGCAGCTTGCGCCGGTTTTGCTGACTGAACTCCAGTTCGACACCGCAAGCCCGACGCGCCTCTGGAGCGGATATGGCACGCTCGCTTACAACTCCGTGAGTTGGATCGGCGTTGGCGATCTTGGCACGCTCTCACCCATCGACGAGACGACGGATCTCGCCGCTCGCGGCATCACGATGCAGCTCTCGGGAGTGCCGACGGCGTTCGTTTCGATTGCGCTCTCGACGACCTACCAAGGGAAGCCTTGCTCGGTTTTGATGGGTGCGCTCTCGCCTACCGCTGGCACGCTCATCTCGTCTCCCGTGACCGTGTTCTCGGGCCGCATGGACGTGATGAACATCACGGATGACGGTCAAAGCGCCATCATCACGATGACCGCGGAGAACCGTCTCGTGGACTTCCGGCGCACCCGCGAACTGCGTTACACGGATGAGGAGCAACAAGCATTGTTCTCAGGCGATCTCGGGCTGGAGTTCGTCACCGCGATCCAAGAAAAGACTATTTACTGGGGAAACCCGAACGCTTCCACGCCGGTCAAGTGGACGGCTCCAGACTCCGACGCGGGAAATCAGCCGTGACGCGCCTCGAAAATTGGCCGACGCTGCTCTCGCTCTACGTCGATTCCCGGCGCAATCAGCCGTTCGCATGGGGCACGAACGACTGTTGTATGTTCGCGGCTGATTGGGTGCTGATTGCAACAGGGCACGACATCGCATCGACTTTCCGCGGAAGCTACTCTGGAGCGATCAGAGCCATGCGCATCATCGCGGAGGCTGACGGCATCGACAAGTTGCTTGAGCAACACGCGCCGGGCTTAAAGCGAATTCCTCGTGCGCTGGCGGGCCGCGGGGATCTGGTGCTGCGCGAAGGCCAGCATGGACCGACGCTTGGCCTCGTGCTGGGCGCAATCGATTGCTTTGTGAGCGAGGACGGTCTCGCGTTCCCGCCCTTAGACGAAAAGGCCATTTGTTGGAGACTCTAAGCCATGCCGATCTTCTCAGCACCCACCGTCTGGATCGCGTTGATGAACGCCTTTAACAGCGTCGCAATTGCGACTGCTGTAACGGCCACGCTCAACTTCATTGCGGTCACGGCGGCGAGCATGGCGGCAAGCAAGTTGCTTTCGCCGAAGACGCCGGGCTTCTCGGACTCCTCGCTGCTGGATCGAAACCAGACCATCCGCTCACCAATCGCCGCCCGCACCATTGTTTACGGGCAATGCAAGACCTCGGGCACGCTCGTCTACATCTCGACTACCGGCACCAAAAACGAGTACCTCCACATGGTGATCGCGCTTGCCGGTCACGAGGTCGAGGAGATCGGAGATGTCTATTTCAACGACGAGTTAGTGCTGACTGGAAGTGGTTCCGCGGCCAGCGGCAAGTACGCGGGATATGCCGAGATCTACAAAAAGCTCGGCAGCGATACGCAGACGGTTGAGACGAATCTGCAAGCCGCGACTTCGGGCCTGACGGACGGGAAGTGGACTAGCGCACATCGCCTCCAAGGCATCGCTTACGTTTACGTGCGATTGATTTGGAACGCCGAGGTGTTCGTGGGCGGTATCCCGAACGTCTCTGCCATCGTCAAGGGCAAGAAGGTTTATGATCCGCGGACCAGCACCACCGCGTATTCGGCCAACGCTGCGCTCTGCTTGCGAGACTACCTCACCGACACGCGCCTCGGGCTGGCGATGGATTCTTCCGAGATCGACGACACGAGTATCTCGACCGCGGCCAACATTTGCGACGAGCAGGTGCAGGTTCTTCCTCTGTCGCCCGTGACTTACGAGAACCGATACGAGTGCAACGGCATCATTTCGACCGCTGAGACTCCCGATGGTAATATCGGCAAACTCCTTTCCGCGATGGCTGGCCTCATCGCCTATTCTGGTGGCAAGATTGTGGCGTACGCCGGCAATTATCGCATCCCTGCGGTTACACTCACGGAGAAGCACTTCGTTGGGCAGATCAATGTCCAGACCAAGACGAGTGCCCGCGACCGCGTAAACGGCGTGAAAGGCGTTTATGTCGCGCCCGAGAACAACTGGCAGGTCACGGACTTCCCGCCGATTACTTCTTCGGTCTATGTCACGCAGGATAACGGCATCAAATACTGGCGCGACGTTACGCTGCCGATGACTACCTCGAGCAGTTGCTCGCAGCGTCTCTCGGTCATCGAGCTACGCCGGGCGCGACAAGAGATCACGATGACGGCACGTTTCCGTCTCGAAGCGATGCAGGTGCGAGCCGGTGACACGGTGATGATTTCCAACGACAAACTCGGATGGTCATCAAAGGTTTTCGAGGTCGTCGAATGGCATTTCGTGTCGGACGGCAATCCTCCGCAGCTTGCGGTCGAGATGACGCTGCGCGAGACGGATTCGACGGTTTATTCGTGGAGCGTTGGCGACGAGGTTGCGGTCACGACGGCTCCGAAGACGACACTTCCCGATCCGTTTACGCTCGGAGCGCCGACGAATCTGACGCTGACCGCGGACGGCACCACGCAATTGATTCAAGCGGATGGTACCGCGATTCCCCGCATCAAAGTCGCTTGGTCTGCTCCGAGCGAGCAATTCATTCAAGCCGGCGGCGCTGTCGTAATCGAATACAAGCAAGGCAACGCGACAACCTATCTCACTTGGAGCCGACTCGATGGAGATCAAACGCTGGACTACATCTCCAGCGATGTCCGCATCGGCACGAGCTACAACGTCCGCATCTTCGGCGAATCTTACTTCAAGGTCACGACGAGCTATCTAACGTCGTCGATCACGGTAGCCAAGGACACGACAGCACCGAGTATCCCGACAGGACTCACGATCACCGCAGGCAATGGTCTTTCGCTCTCGCTCGACTGGGACGATAACACCGAAGCAGATTTCTCGGAGTACGGCATTTACCGCAACACCAGCGGCACGACGCCGGCCAATGCAAACACCGATCAGATCGCGCAGACTCGCAGCAGCCGATTCGTGGACACGCAGGTCACCATCGGCACGACGTATTACTATTGGGTCAACGCCTATGACACGGTTGAGAACGTGTCTGGATTCTCCAGCCGAGTCTCTGCCATTGCTACTGCGGTAACGGGCACGCTCGACACGACGGCGCCGGGCACGCCGAGTGCGCTGACGTTCTCATCGGAATCGACGTACACAGCGACAGATGGCTCAGTATTCGCCCGCGTCGTCTTGAATGTGCCGGCGATGCCGACCCTCGGCGTGCTGATGAACATTCTTTATCGGACCTCGGGCGCGACGACATGGAATGTCGCCGGTCAAATCACCAGCGGAGGCGGCACCTTTGGCATTGATGATCTGAGTCCCGGCATTGCCTACGAGTTCGCTGCACAAGCGTTCTCGTATTACTCGATTGCCTCGGCGGTCTCGGCTACGTTGTCGCGGAGTGCTGCGACGAAGACGGGTGCGCCGGCAACTTTGAGCGGAGGGTTGCTTCAAGCGAGTGGAGTGGTTCCAAAGTTTTACACGGCAACCAGCATCCATCTTTTTGGATCATGCGTAAGCTGGACGGCATCGACTGAAAAGGATTTCAACTATTACGAAATCAAAGCCACATCGACGGATACAGATGCAGCTACTGATTATTCGTGGACGCTTTACGATGGCGGCAGCGCATTGATGCGGACAACAAATCCTTTCATCATAATTTATAATCTAACTGGTGCGGCTGGATATGTGCGTGTCAGAGCGGTAAACACAAGCGGCGTTGCTGGAGCTTGGTATCGAATTGGAAATGCGAATTCTGCGATGTCCATTGGCGCTGGTGATTCAGCGGCAAAAAATGTCGGCACCGCTTCGGGGACCGTTGCCGCCGGCAACGATTCTCGCATCACGGGATCCGCGCAGAAAACGAGCAACCTATCGGACCTGTCGAGCGCATCATCGGCGCGGACAAATCTCGGCCTCGGAACCATCGCCACGCAGGCCGCGAGCAGCGTCGCCATCACGGGCGGCACGGTGGATAACATCACCTCGCTGAAAGTTGGCACCGGCTCTAGCACGAGTGCCGTGTTTGCTCGTTACTCTGGTTATGTCGATGTGACGTTGAGCGGCGGCTCCCCAAGCGAAGCGTTCACAATCAGTCTCACCAATCGCGGTTTTTCGGCGAAACCGGATGTCGGCATCATGGCATCCATTGATGCGGGCTACGTAGTCGCTTACAATCGCACGACCTCAACCAGTTCGACCGCGAACTGCGTCATCAAATCTACTGACGGCAGCAATATCCCGGCGACGACCACGCCAATCATGTTTATCTTCGAGGACATCTAATCTCATGGCCTTTCAAAAATCCTTCACCCTCTCGAGCGGCGTCTCGGGCAATTACGTCCGCCTCATCGCTTATCGCTGGGATCGCCCGGCGCGTGAGGCCACGGCGATCTTTGCGCTCTATCTCGACGCACAGGCTGCGGCCTTGGGCAAGCAAGCCATCGCTCCGACGTTGGCGAAGCTCAGGCTGGCGGGCGATCAGTTCGACGCGCACCTCGGCAACGCGGTGCTCGCCGGCAACGACATCCTCGCTCAGCTCTATGTCGCCGCGAAGACGGAGCCGCTAAGTTGTGATTTCGGAGACGATGCCTTTGTGAACGCGCAGGACGTTTGACCTCCACTTTTTCGCTTTCCTAAGTCGTTGGTCCGCAGCACGATGCAAACAATCGTGCGAAAGTTTCCATTTTGTGCTTCACAAAACGAAGCGGATCGGGTTTGCTGTTGAACGTCGGAGGCAATCAAGCCCGAGACCAAAACCAAAAAATGAGCACCACCGAAATCGAAGTTCGCGCAATCGATCAGTATGGCGACGCAATCGACGTTTCCCTGCACCAAACAGTCAAGGAGGCCCGCAAGTGGCTCCCAGAACTCAAAGGCGAAACAGTTGCTTGGGTCATGGAGCGACACACGGCATTTGAGTGGTCGAGTCCACGTCCGGACAAATACGAGATGATCGACATGGCTGGCGATGCGGAGGCGCTTGAAGCTGGCGGCTGGTCGAAGGAGGTGGCGTCGTGAAGACCTACAAGCTCTGCATCGGATGGGTCTCCGAGAACAAGCGCAGCGGTTTCGGAGATGGTGAGGACACTTCAATCGTGGGATACCTGACCTTCGCCGCGGCCGATGCGGCACTAGTCCGGTTCTCAAACTCCTGCGGCGACAGCAAAGATTTAGGCGATCGATGGATTCACGACGTCGCGTCAGTTTGGGAGTGCGAAGACGGAGTCGAAATTGGACAGCCGATTTGGGAGTTCCGCTCACGGCCGAAGCCGCAGGAGGTGGCGTCGTGAAGCGTCTTGTTCTTCTCCTCGCTCTCGCGTCCGCGGCTCCCGCCGCGCCGCCGGAGTCCTTCTTCCGCGCTCTGCACGTCGTCGAGACCGGCGGCAAGCGCGGTGCGATCCTCGGTGATAACGGCAAGGCGCTCGGTCCGCTCCAGATTCACCGCGCCTACTGGCAGGACTCTCGCATTGGCGGCTCCTACGAGCAATGCGCGGATCTCGAATATTCCAAGCGAGTCGTTTCGGCCTACCTACAACGCTATGCGCCAGCGGCGTACAGCAATGGCGACGTTCAGATTTTGGCGCGAGTGCACAACGGCGGGCCTCGCGGCGCGAGCAAGCCCGCCACGCTCTCTTATGCGGCCAAGGTTCGGAGGGCGATGGAGTGAATAACCGTAACGTCGCGTTGCGCGAGCGGCTCTTTGCCGCTCTGCTTGAACGCAAGACGCCGAAACGGTTCGCCATTGAAAACAGCGTGAGCCAGTCGTGGGCTTATCGGCTCACATGGGAGCTCGGCTTCCGTTCAATTTACGTCAGCGAACAAGAACAGCAACAGATCAAAAAACTGAGGAATGAATACTGAACAGTTCACCGCTCTGCACTCGGAGTTAGTCAGAATCCGCGAGGCTCTTGAGTCTCGCCCAGTCGCCGCTGCGCCTGCGGCTGCGGCTCCCGCCAAAGCGGCTTACAAGCCAATTTCAAATGAAGTCCCAATGCCGACCGAGGTCATCGCCAATGCCGGCGAGGTCGAGGTACACTTCGGGAAAAACAAGGGCGTTCGGATCGGCACGCTCGCGGAGAAATCGCTCCTGTGGTACGCGCAGGATCCAGAGCCTCGGCTCAACTCGCAGGGCGAACCCTTCCCGCCCCGTATTGAGGACACTCGGCTGCGCAACGCAGTCCGCACGCTGATTCACCAACGCCGCGGGACGATTCCCGATCTGAGCCCGGTGCTCAAGCCCGACCTCGCTCCCGATGAAGTTCCCTTCTAAGCAAAAACCCCGACTGCTTGAAGCAGCCGGGGCCAAAACCAAAAACACAAAACAGCGATCATGAATAACGAAACCGTCAAAGACTCTAGCGCCCAAGCCGATCTCGTCGTCAAGCCGACCGCGACGAAGTCACCAATTACCTTCGGTCAAACAGGCGTGCAGCTTGCCTCGCTTGAGGACGCCTTCCGCTTCGCCAAAGCTATCTGCGAAAGCGGCTTTGCTCCTCGCGGCATGGAGAAGCCCGAGAGCGTGCTGATTGCGTTGCAATGGGGCGCGGAGCTTGGCCTGACGCCAATGGCCGGGCTCCAGAACATCGCCGTAGTCAATGGCCGACCAGCTCTTTTCGGAGACGCGGCGCTGGCGCTAGTGCGTTCCTCGGGCCAGCTTGAGGACTACAAGGAGGACGAGGTGGGCGAGGCCGGTAAGGACTCGTATGGTTTCAAGGTCACGGTGAAGCGCAAGGGCCAGAGCGCCCAATTCGAGACGTTCACCATCGCCGATGCCAAGGCGGCGAAGCTGTGGGGCAAGAGCGGTCCGTGGACGGATTACCCGAGACGGATGCTCAAGTTCCGCGCTCGCGGCTTCGTGCTGCGCGATACCTTTGGCGATGTGCTCAAGGGTCTGCGCACCGCCGAGGAGGCTCGGGATATGCCCGCGGAGCCGGTAAACGTCACGCCGCTACAGGAAAAGGTCAGCGCCGGGCTCACCACCAATCTCTAACCCGCACCACCATGAGCGAAGAAATCAAACGTGCCGCCGTGATTGCGTCGGCCATCCAGCAGATCCAGTCTCTCCTCGAAACGCATTACAATGCGATCCGCAAGGCTGCGGATGAGAGCTTCGTTGACGACGAGCAGCAAGCCGAGCCGAAAGCCAAGGTGACGGTCTCAGTCGAATGGGACGCGCTGGCCGAAGCACCCACCGTCGCCGTGAAAATCGGTTACAGCATTCGGTACAAGGACGAGAGCGAAGCCGTCGTGGACCCTCTCCAGAGCAAGCTGCCTATCGACGGAGGTGCCGCGTGAAAAAGAAGGAGCAATCAAAAGTCGATAAACTCTCGATTACCTCAATGTTGATAACCACGAATCTGCGCGACTACTTCGCGGCATATTCTCTCCAAGGTGCTCGTGCCTCAAATATGTACGGATCACCGCAACAGTTCGCTGCATTGGCCTATGCCGATGCCGATGCCATGATTCAGCACAGGGAAAAAGGAGGTGCCGCGTGAGCCTTGAACAAGTCCAAGCGTGGATCGCCGATCAGCAGAGGGCACTCGACGAGACCGGCATCCGAAATCTTCAACTCGCCATTCTCTCGAGCGGCGTGCAGGTGAGCGGCTGGGATAATTGGCGATACGAGATCGGTGCAGGAAACTCCATCCCCGCGGCCTATGCTCAATTACGCAGTAAAATCCCGATGCCGCTTGAGCTCGCCGCCCGCAAGCGCGAGCAGGCGAAGGAACTTCTGCGCGAGGCCAACGAGCTGGAGGCGCAACATGATCTTTGAATCAAACGCGGAGTATCACGCAAATAAGGCAATCAGTCACTCGAAGCTCGAGACGTTTCGCCGTCGGCCGGCGCTCTACTACAAGAAGTTCGTCGCGGGCACGTATCTTCAACCGCCGACGAGCCCGGCGTTTCGCCTCGGGTCCGCGGCGCATTGCGCGGTGCTTGAACCGAAGGAGTTTTCCAACCGCTACGTGACCAAGCCCGCCGGGCTCGATCGGCGCACGAAGGAAGGCAAGGAAGCGTGGGGCAAGTTCGAGTTCGACCATGCCGGCAAGACTTTCCTCGACGAGGACGAGATGGTGACGCTCGTGCAGATGACCGACGCGGTGCGCGGACATCCGCTCGCCTCGGATCTACTTGCGGACGGGCAACCCGAGATATCTTGGCGCAACGATGGTGCGCTGAAGGTGCAATGCCGCACGGACTGGTTCAGTCTAAACGGCTGCGCTCTGTCGACTGGAAGACCCTACGTTGCGGATCTTAAGACCGTTGAGAGTCTCGAGGACGGAGCCTTTGGGAACTTCGAGCGAGCCGTGTTTCGCTTCGGATACCATCGTCAAGCGGGATTCTATCTCCCGCTGATCTCGGAGATCCTCGGGCGAGCCGTCTTCGACTTTTTTTTCATCGCCGTCGAGAAGGTCGAGCCGTACGGCGTTGCGGTCTATCGGCTTTCCGACGAGGCGGTCAGCGTCGGCACCGATGAGAGCATCGCGGATCTGCGCCGGCTCAACAAGTGCATCCAGACGAACGACTGGCCAAACATCGAGCCGGTGCTGCATCATCTCGGATTGCCTAAATGGTATGCGAAAGGAGACCAGCCATGAGCGAGGCGCATCGACTTTTCAACGAGCGATGCTTCGGTGAGCTACGAAACTACGCCGAGGAACTAGATCGTGAGAACGCTGCGCTGCGGGTAATGTCTGCTAAATCGGACACTAGCACCAGAAAAGGTCCGAGATATCAGACGTTGATTCAGAACGCCGCGAGAAAGGCGCAGTCATGACCGAAGCCGAACGCTATGATAAGCGGCGCGCCTACTTTGCGGAGTACGGCAGGCGCAACCGCGCCAAGCGCCGCGAGAACCAGCGCCGCTGGGTTTCAGAGAACCGTGAGGCGTACAATGCTTACGCCCGCACATGGCAGACCGAGAAGCGCAAGGCCCGCGGAATTCAGCCGCGTGCTCCTCGGTCGAAAGCAGCGGCACCACACAAACCAATCGTTGTCACTGGGGAGACTCTGCGCGAGCGTTTCCTGTCTTACCGTCGCGCAACAAAAGCATGAGTGAAACACCAATCACCGACGAAGCCATCAAGGACTCGTTCCAAACTGGGCCGCACTACAAGGTCAAAGCCGACGCCATGCGTGCGCTGGAGCGAAGGCTGCGCTGGCTCGATGACAATCTGAGCGTCGAGGAAGTGGAGCGACTCTTCGGAGAGGAGATTGAACATGGCAAACTTAACGAGGCCATCGACAAGGAGCTATCAAAATGAGCATGAAGAAGACCACGCGACTGCGGTCGCTAAAGAACAATTCCCGACGACCGAAGAACACGGTTTACGCAAACGGGCGCACCGTGCTCTCCGAGCACTTCGGACTCTACGAGGATATTGAAGCCGGCTTCCGCTATTTTCTGAGCAAGCGCGATAATCTAAAACGAAGCGATCTTCTATGACCGACGCAGCAATCATCCTGTCCGTATTCTTTCTGTCCTTCGGCACCGGCCTTCTCGGCTACGGCATCGGACGCAGCGAGGGACTCAAGCGGGCCAACGAACAATGGATCAATGACGCAATCTTCTATGCCAAACTCGAAAAGAGGCGGGATCTTCAAGGACGCTTCAAAAAATGAGGTCAAGGTCATGTCCATGCTGCGACGAGGATTCGACGCGAAGGCCATTGCCTACGAGCTCAACATCAACATTTCGACGGTCTACACTATGATAAAACGTAATGGGTGGACCAACGTCATTCTTTCACCGTCTGAGCGCGATCTCATCGCGCAAAGAAGGATTGCCGATGGCAACGCTCATTGAAGTGACCATCTTTGGAGACCCGAAGGGCCAACCTCGGCCTCGGGCTTTCGCACGCCGGATGGGCAGCAAGTTCGTTGCCCGCGTCTATGACTCGGACGTTGCCGATGAGTGGAAGGGTGCCGTAGACGGTGCGCTGCTCACGCGGGCGATCTCGAACGAGCTTAAGAGCCGCGAAGGACCGTTTGCCGTGGCGATGGAGTTTGTCTTTGAGCGACCCAAATCGCACTTCGATGCTCGCGGTCTCGTGAAGCGACAGCGCAGCCCGGCGCATCTTCAGAAGCCTGATCTAGACAATCTCGCCAAGCTGATCCTCGACCGGATCACGCGGTCAGGGCGCTACTGGGGCGACGACTCGCAGGTCGTCTCGCTGCAAGTATCCAAGCATTGGCGCATCGACGCCGGGCAATCATACTGCACGTTACGCATCGAGTATCGGGGCGAGGAAACGAGTTGACGAGGCAAGCCAAACAGCTTCGGTGAGAAGCAAGGGCCGTGGAAAGCCTAAGCAATGCAAAGTTCAAAATCAATTTGCCGGTCAGTTTCGCGGAGGCGTGTCGTTGCGCCAATTTCCACCCGCGAGGCTGACCGGCTTTCCTTTTGATTCCATGAAATCCCCAGCGTTTCAGTTCTATGCAAATGACTTCCTCCACGGCACCGCTTTCTTCACCGCGGCGCAGACCGGCGGCTTCATCCGACTGCTCTGCCATCAATGGGGCCACGGTGCGATTCCAGACGATGCCAGAATCATGCGACAACTCACAGGATGCACCGACGAAGACCTCGCTTTTGTCCTACAAAAGTTCACCCATAACGAGGACGGATTGCTCATAAATCAGCGCCTCGAAGCGGTGCGCCGAGAGCAAAAAAAGTACGCTCGCAAACAGGCTTCTAACGCAAAGGCACGTTGGGGCAAGGAGTTGCAACGGCCAAAATCGGATGCCAAAACGATGCCACCGCATATGCCACAACCGATGCCAAAGTCATCCCAGACCACATCCCAAACGAATGCTCTTCAGTCTTCTTACTTCTTACTTCAAGATAAGGGGCTGCGCCCCCAAGGCGCAAGCCCCCTTGAGCATAGATCAACGCGCGCGCGAGGGTCCGAACCGAACGCCGCTAGGGGCGGCGTTCAAGACCCGCAGCAAAAAAACGACGGAAAAAAACAGGAAAGCGCGGAAGAACGCTACGCCCGCGAAGCCGCGGAATCAGCCAACGCAGCCTTTGGCGCAGAAGGTGAGGACGCGCCGTGATCGCCGCGACAGAAGACACGGACGCCGAGCTTGGGTTCTTGCGGTGCGCGATGCTGGACGCGCCCGAAGTGCTCTCGACTGGACTCAAGCTCGGCGTGACCAGCGCGACATTCACCAGCCCGAAATACTGCATCCTGTTTGAGACGATCCTTGAGATGGTCAAGTCGTCCGAACCGGTCGATGCGGAAACGCTTTGGATCCGTCTCAAGCCGCGCATCTCGGAGCTTCAAGGCGAGTTCCTTGAGATTACGAGCGCCGAGCTTTCGGCAATGGCGTCGAACGCATCGACGACGGCACGAGCGAAGATATTCGCGCAGCGGATAGTCGATTGTGCGAAGTTGCGCTCGCTTCAGTTCGCGTCGACCGAAATCGCGCAGCAGGTCAAGGACGCGGGCACGGAAAGCGCGGACGCCATTCTGCGTCGCGCAACGGCGACGGTGATGGCAATTGAGGCCGCGAAGCCCGAAGCGTCGTGGAGCGACGAGATCGCTGCCGCGCTCCAAGAGCTGGAAGGTCGCACCAACCCGAACGCGGAACGCACCGAGGAGGACAAGCTCAGTTTCGGGTTCTCGCATCTCGACGCGACCTTTGGCCCGATGCGCAACGGTCAGCTAGTCGTTCTCGCAGCCCGCCCGAGCATCGGCAAATCTTCCCTCGCCGGCCAAATTGCAACGCACGCCGCGCTGCGTCTCGGCCAGCAAGTGCTCTTTTGCTCGATGGAGGTCATGGGGAAATCACTCGCGCTTAAGATGGCGCAGACGGAATCGGCTGTTTCGCTCTCCGCGCTGAACACCAAGAGTCACCCGAAGGACATCGATTTATTTCGGAGGGCGCTGAACGCGGTGAACACGCCTCGTCTTGAAGTCATCGCGTCGCCCTCGCTGACGCTCGCGGCGATGCAGGCACGCTGTGAGGTGCTCCGCGCAAAGCAGACGCCGGTGCGGCTCGTCGTCATCGACTACTTGCAACTCATGACCGATTGCAACCCCGACAAGGGCGAGAACAGGGCGCAATCAGTTGGTCGCGTATCGCGGGCGCTCAAGCGTCTCGCGGGCGAACAAAATTGCGTCGTGCTCATGCTCTCGCAGTTGAACCGCGAGTCCGCGAAAGAAGAGCGCGAGCCGCGCATGGAGGACTTGCGCGAGTCCGGCGACATTGAGCAGGACGCGGACAAGATCATTTTGCTTCATCGCCCGCGTACTAACCCAGTCACGAACACCGAGCAGGACGCAACCGCGCACGTTAGCGACGTTCCTAGCTTCTTCATCAAGGCGATCCAAGCGAAGGGCCGCGATGATGGCACGGGCTTCGAGGCATTAACCTTTCGTCGCGCAATCACGCGCTTCGAGGAACCGAGGAACTAAAATGCACGAAATCAATGAGCAGCAATTGATGGAATTACTCCGCGCCCGCACGATCATACAACGGCGGTTGCGCGTGGATCTGGAGAAGTTGGAGACAATCGAGAACGATATCGAGCAACTGATCGCGGACGCAGAGGGACGCGAACCGCTTAGGAAATGCGTTGACATCACAATCGGTGGGGCGAACTGAAAGCCGCGTGAGCAAGAAACCCAAAAACATCAGCGCACACGCATGGTCGAAGCACAAGCGGCTCACCGCTAAATTGACCAACGGCGGGCGCAATAAAAACACGAAGTCATGGACACGACCGAACAGCGAGAACTAGAGGCGCTCCGCTTTAGCGCTAGGGCGAGCCGGGCGATTGCGACGCTGGAGTCGCATCAGAAGAGCCGCGTGCAGGAATACTCGGAACGCAAGAAGCGGTTGCGTCGCATCATCCTTGCGATCCAACAGCGCGAGCAGATGGGCGTCTTGCAAGCGGAAGGACTCAACAATGTGAGTCTGAGCGATGACGATCTGGCTCTCGTCCACAATCCGCTGAGGAGCCTTTAACATGGTCACGTATACGCTCAACCAAGTGCCGGTGGCGCGTGTGCGCTACGACGGCGCAAGCGACGAGGCCAAGCTGATGGCCGAGGTCTTTGAGCGGCTGCTTGAGATGGACGAGGCAAAGCATGGGAGCGCGGGAGCTTTGGTGCGCCGCCTCGCAACGCTGGCAGACCTGAGCCCGCACGCCTACCTCATCGCGCTCCAGTTTGGCTCAGGCAACACGGGTGCCTTGCTCTCGTCATACGAGCAGCAGGCCGCGAACCGCGGATGCACGCGACAAGCGGTGCATTGGCAATGGCAGCAGGATCTCAAGGCCATCGGTCTTTGCTTTCCTGAATTGGCTGAGTTAATGCGCAATTATCGAGAAACAGTTAGACATAAGGAGGATGCTATGTCGGCAGCAGATGGGTTGCGTCAGGCAATGGAAGGCAATGCCGATTCTGATGCGTTATAAGGCCATAGGCACCCACCCCACGGTGATGACACGGGCGAAGCGGCAAAAGGCCGTAAAAGCCAAAGGAATGGCTGTAATGGGCACGCCAGCGGACGATTGCGAAGCGAATTGGGGATACAGCCCCATACCCCCCACCCCCGGTAAGGAATCTTTTTTTACAATTGGAGCGTCGCGGGGCGTTAGACCTCGCGCAAGAAAACGGTTTTGGGCTTTTTACAAAAGTTCCGCACCGAGAAACGCTTACGCCTGCGAAATTGACCGATAAATCATGCCCGCGCCTAAGCCCGAACTCATCGCCATAGCCGAGCAGCTTGGGATCAACATCCGCACGTTGAGCAACTGGCGCAAGCGGGCTGGGTTTCCGAACGGCGGAAGCGCGGACGCGGTCAAAGCGTGGGCCGAAGCGCAGGGCTTGCATCGGATTTCAGATGGCTCACTCGGTCAGCTTCGCGCTGACCTGTTGCGCCGAGACATCGAGCTCCGCGATCTTAAGATCGCCCGCGAGCGTGGCGATGTGATCGACCGCGAAGTCGTCGAGGAAATGCTCGGCCTACTGGGCCAGAAGCTCGACTTGCTTCTGCGCCTCAAGCTCGAGGTCGAACTCGGTCCGCGAGTCGCCGGCAAGTCAGCCGCGGAAGCAAACGTCGAAGGCGGCGAAATTCTCGAAGAAATCCGCGAGATCATCAACGCGAACGTCTCGAACTTCGAGGCATCGGCGCTCGCCGGCACTCGCCAAAATGAAGGTGCTGCTGAATGACGCGCAGGTCGCGCAAGCGATAGTCGCGGGCGAAGCTCGTCAGCGCAGCGCGGAAGCGAAGCGAAGCCGCCCAGCTTTCGCCGAATCATGGCCGGGGCAGCTCCTCGACAATCACATCAACGCCGCGTGCGCCGAAGTCGCCGTCGCCGTCGCGCTCGGACTCAAGCCGTCGCTAGGCGTCGATGTCTACGCCGTGCCTGACCTCGACGGCACGCGCATCGAAGTTCGCTGGTCTCGTTCGCGGAATCATTGCAAGATCACGCCGAGAGATATCGCGCAGCGTCGCCTCGTCGTCGCAGTCGTGGGTGATCGCCGAGCGATGGAGATCCTCGGCTGGCTCGAAGCGAGTGACGCGCCTGAGCGAGGAGCTCCTGCGCGAGAGCCGCCGCCGTGCTGGTTCGTGCATGAGCTCGCGTGGGAGACGTTTTCTTCGTTGTACGTAAGTCGTTGGAAATGCGAGCGATAGGAGGGCGCTAAAACTTTCTCAAAAAAAGTTGAGAAAAAAACTCGACAACCTAGGCCGCTTAGGTTTTGCTCTGTCTCGTTAAGTTAAACCAACAACAAAAAAACAAAAACGATGAACACTCCAACGATAGGAACGGTTTACGCGGCAACGATGCCAGAGACCAAGCTCTGCAAAAATCGCGGAGGCTACTACACAGGCTATCGTCGAGTTGCTACCGGCAAGACGGTCAGCGTTACTTGTCGCGCCGACAGCGAGTGCGGGGGTTTTTACTGGGGAGAATGGGTCGAGGTTTGCGGAGCGCGTCGCAGCGTTCGCAATCAGTTTACGCAGCAAATGTTTTCCCAGCTTGCGGTGGAATCCTGAGCCTAAACTTTTTTCAAAATAGTGCTCGACTAACCAGCTTTGACGCCCACCGCAGACACCGAATGACTGACAACCCAAGCACAGCAACCGCAGAGGAAATCCGTCGCGTCATGGCCTTAATGGGCCAGCGCGGCGGCAAGGTGCGCAGCAGCGCGAAAGCCGAGGCCGCGAGGCGCAATGGCAAGCGCGGCGGCAGGCCGAAGAAGCCGAAACAAGAGATCGCCGTTGCAGCTCGGTGAGCGAGCCCGCGCAACTCCTCGCCGGCTTTTGTCTGCCGAGACCTGATCGCTCGCCAATTCATGAGTGGGCCCGGCGGCACATCACGCTGCCCGAAAGCTACGCGACACCGGGACCGTTCAATGCGCGAGTCACGCCGTGGCTCGTTCCGATCTTCGAGGCGCTTCAGAATCCGCTGGTGCGCCGCGTGCATTTTCGGAAAGCGGTGCAGATTGGCGGCACGCTCGTCGCTGACATCTGGATTCCGTGGGTCATCGTCAACGACGCCGGACCGATCATGTGGACGATGCAGACGGACGAGATGATGGAGCGACATTGCAAGTCGCGCCTCAATCCGTTGCTTGAGCGGTGCAAGCCTGTCGCGTCGATGCTGCCAAGGCCGGGACCGCAGCGCACGACAACCGAAATTTACTTCGGCGGTTTCTTTTTGGTCTGCAACGCGGCGAATCTTTCGAGCCAGCAATCGCAGTCGATTCGCTACCGAGTGCTCGATGAGATCTGGCTCCCGCGCTGGCAGGAGATTTATGGTCACGCGGTCGCTCGCGTCTCGAAGTTCGAGGAGGTAGGCCGCTCGAAGATCTACTCGATGAGCCAAGCGCCGCTCATGGACGAGATCACCGGCAACGTCGAGGACGCCGCCTTCCGTCAGGGCAATCAGCAGGAGTGGTCTGCGGAGTGCCCAGCGTGCAAGAAGGTTCACCCCGTTGCGTTCGACATCCGCGATGAAAAGGGCACGGTTATCGGCGGGTGCGTCTGGGATCGCACAGCAAAGCGCGACGATGAATCATGGGACGTTGCCCGCGTCGTCGCGACGGTGCGCTTTCGTTGCCCGCATTGCGGTCACGAGTCCGAGGACTCGGATACGACTCGGGTCGCGTGGAAGCGGACAGGGCGATATGTTCCGCTGAATCCGTCAGCGCCTCACGAAATGGTCAGCTTCCGCGTCGAAGCACTCGTCAGCCGACCGATGCGACTCCTCGCAGAAGAGTGGGCGCAGGCCGAAAACGCGCTCGTGAAGAGCGGAAACGATCAAGCCAAGATCGAATTTCGCACGAAGCGCGAGGCCAAGCCGTGGCTCGTGGAGAAGCGGACGCTTTCGGTCTTTGTCGCCAAGAGCGGATACAAGGTGGCGACCTACGCGCAGGGCGATTTGATTGCAGACGAGCAGATGCGGATCATGGCAATTGACCGGCAGCTTGACCATTGGTGGGTCGAGATCGGTGCCTTCTCGCCGGGCCCGCATTACCGGCAACTCTACTTCGGCCGAGTCGAGACGCGAGACCAGTTGCGATCATTGCAAGCCCGTTATCGCGTTCCCAATCATTGCGTGGCACAGGACCGCGGCTACAAGCCGAGCGAAGTTGATCGGGACTGCGTTGACTTCGGATGGCGCGGGATGCGCGGTTTCGGTCGCAAGACGTGGACGATGAAGGACGAATCTACCAATCAGATGGTCAACTTCCCGTATTCCGATCCGCAGGTGAGCGACTATCGCGGAGGTGATGCCTACTTCTACAACTGGAGCGGCGATCACTTCAAGGATATGCTCTCGCTCGCACTCGAGTGCAAAGGCGATCTCAAGTGGTCAATGCCCGAGGACGTTAATCCGCTTTATCTGGAACACTTGCGTGGCGAGCACAAGGTCGAGGTGCGGGCCGGTGTCTGGGAGTGGCGCGAGGTGAAATCCAACGCGCCGAATCACGGCTTCGATACCAGCGCGATGATGCTTTGCATCGCCACGATCGCCGGCATCGTGCGCTACAAGCCGCCCGAGGCAATCAAGCTTTGAGGCGCTGCGCGATCTTGTAGTTCCGCATCTCGCTATCGTCCGCGAGTTGCGCGAGGAGATTCTGCGTGCCTTGCGTCTGCGACTGAATCTGGATGTCGATGGACGCACGGATGCGCTGCTCAAGACCAAACAGCACTTGGAAACTCGTCTGCTGCGAGAACGTGGACGGGTCCGCGTAACGATTCGCCTCGGCTGCGGCGTTCGTCAAAATCTGTTGGATCGAAAACGGCTCGCTGTTGCCGATCATGCGCTCGACGATGGAATCATAGGCTTCCTCATACGTGCCGTACAGATCACCAAGAAACTCGTGATCTTGGAAGAAAGTCGAGCCCTTCGAGAAGTTGTGGGCGGCGTGAGCGTAGAACTGAGCGGCGCGATAGAGAGTGGCGAGTTGGTCCATTTTAAGAGTGAGTTTCTACTATTTGACGAGAGTGACAAAAGCGATGGCCTCCGCGAATCCTTTCTTCGGCATTGATGTCGGCACGCTGAACACCTTGAAGACCGAGACCGTCGCGGCAATCCGCGCCTGTCTTTTGAATACGTCTTACTCGCTCAACGGCAAGAGCGTCACCCGCGCCGATCTTGGCCGGCTGAACGAGATGCTCGGCCAGCTACAGAGCGCCATCGACGACGCAAACAACGAATCGAACACCGTCACTTTTGTCAGCTTCAACGGCCTGTAACCCATGAGCACTTTCGACGCGACCAAAGTCATCCAGAATCGGCCTTGGTTCGAGCGAGCGATTGAAGCCGTCGCGCCGAACTACGCACTGAAGCGGCTTGAGGCACGCGTGCAGCGCGAGCTGTTCAGCTACAACGCGAGCCAAGCCTCCCGCGTCTATGCGCCGAAGGCTTACGGTCAGCCGTCCGAGAGCACGCAGACCAGCCGCTCTCGCGTCGTGATGATGTGGGAAGCCCGCGATCTCGTGGAGAATTTCCCAGAGGCCCGCGAAATCTCGCGCAAGTTTGGCAACTACCTCACGCCGACCGAGTATTCCCCGACGACTGGAAATCGGGACTACAACGGGATGGTCTCGGAATACTTTCACGACTGGTGCAAGCGTTGCGACATCACGCAGCGCCACTCGTTCAAGAAGATGGTGCAGATCGCCGCGGAGGAGCGCCCTGTCGATGGCGACTGCGGCATCGCCATTCGTCGCATCGATGGGAAGCTGAGGCTCCAGTTGGTGCCGGCCACTCGCATCGGAAACCCCAACGCGCTCGGCGCGGAGTCTGACCATTATTTCCAAGGCGTCATTGTCGATGACATGATGCAGCCGGTGGCGTATCGCGTTTACCGCGTCACCCGCGAAGGCGTCTACTTCGGCGCGGAGGACATCGCTGCGGCGAACTTCTGCCATTACTTCGACCCGTTCCGCTCTGACCAGATGCGCGGGATCACCGACTTCCATGCCTGCATGAGGACGGCGCGGATGCTGTACGAGATCCTTGAAGCCGAGAAGACCGGCGTGCGCTTTGCCTCGCAGCAAGCGGCGCTGATCTACACTGACCGCGGCGCTGCGAATCCTCGCAATCTGTTCCATCCCGGCCCGCCGACGCAGACGCTCCCGAGCGGACAGGAGCAGCACAATGAGTTCTCCGAGGTTGGGACCATTCGCTATTTCGGAACCGCGGATAGAATCGAGGTAATGCCGTCGCGTCCGAGCACGGCGTTCACCGGGTTCGTGCAACACTTGATGCACGAGATTTCCATCGGCATCGGCATCCCCGAGGGCGTGCTCTTTGGTACGCAGGATTACAAGGGACCGGCGGTGCGTGCGGAGTTCGCGGCGGCTGACCGCTTCTTCGCCAAGCATCAGGGACTCCTACAGGACAAGGTGCTGGATCCGATCAAGAACGCCGTGATCCTTGATGCCGTCGCCAATGGCGAACTCCCGCCGCCTCCGATGGAAGCCGGCGAGACTCCCGTGCAGGCGCTTCGTCGCGCTTGCCGCGGCGAGTGGCGATTCCCGGCCAAGCTCACGATTGACATCGGACGCGAGAGCGCGGCCAACATGAACGAAAACCGGCAGGGCGCGAAGTCGTTGCAAGAGATCGCCGCGGAGCAAGGCACGGATGCCTTTTCGCGCCTTGAGCAGATCGCCGAAGAAGCCGCGTATGTTCATGAGCTCGCGGATAAGTACGAGGTGCCCGAGACCGCGATCCGCATGACCACGCAGAATCTGCCGCATACGCCGATTGCCGCGGCGGCTGCTGGTTCTCCCAATCTTGCCGGTGATTTTAACCCCACACCGCTTCCGAATCCTCCTGAGCCTACCGGCAAAACTCCTACTCCGACCGAAACCCCGATTGGACCCGAAGCCGAAACCGAGAACTCAACGACCGAAGGCTCGATGCCGACCTCGGGCAAGGATGATATCGTCGAGGTAAACTTCGCCACCGACTCCTACGTGCCGAACGCGAAGATGGTTGCGAACGCCAAGCGTGCGTTGACCGTGCGCGAGAAGAAGCCCGCTTCCCAGCGCGGCATGACCGCCGTTGGTCTCGCTCGCGCCCGCGACATCGCCAATCGCCGCGAGCTTTCCATTGAAACCGTTCGCCGCATGAAGGCGTACTTCGACCGGCACGAGATCGACAAGAAGGGCGACACGTGGGCCGATCAGGGCAAGGGCTGGCAGGCGTGGCAGGGCTGGGGTGGTGACGCCGGTCGCACTTGGGCCAATGCCATTGTGGCGCGTGTCGATGCGAAGCAGGAGAACTCCGCGTCTGCGCCGACCGTGACGCTTGAAAGCCCGGTTGAAGTCGATGCCGGTCTGCGGAAGCTCTCGGCCAAGGACTGGCTTGATGCTATCGCGCTTATGCGGGCGAATCCTACCGCGGATGCGCCGAAGGCTTTTGACCTTCCCGTGCCCAACGTGGGCGAGAAAGGTGATGACTTCATCAACCGATGCATGGGCAATCCTACCATGAACAAGGAATATCCCGAGAACGATCAGCGCATGGCGGTATGCGTGCGGCAGCGTGACGGCGGCAAATAATCAAAGACATGGAAACCAAGCAGCAGATCGACCACCTCATCGAGTTGGCAATCATCCAGCGATCCGAGCTCAAGCGGCTCACGGATCAGTTGCCGGTGCTGCGCGGCTTCATGCTGGAGCAGATCAATGCGACAATCGAGGACATGGAGCCGCAACTGCGCTCCGATCTGATCGAGTTTTGCGACGAGAAAACCAATGGGAAGATCGAGGAGATCCGCGCCTTCTTCAACGAGGCGAAGGATGAGTTTAAGACGAAGAGCAACGACTTCTTCGTGCAGCTTGAGCAGAGCGTGATTTCGCGTTACGGCGAGTTCCAGAAGGAACTTCAAGGCCGATACGAAAGCTTGCTCGCTCAGAAGGAAGTTGCGTTTGATTTTGCGGAGGATGCTCGCAAGCATCTTGAGATCGCCGCGAAGCAAGAGACCGACAAGATTCCGGCACAGGTTTCCGCGCAAGTGACCGAGCTACTTGATGCCGCCTTTGCCCGTTTCCCGCGGGCTGGCGAACTTGACCAGTTGCGCAAGGAATTTGCCGAGCCTCGCGGTCTGAATCCTCGAGGAAAATGGAAGTCCACCGAGGTTTATCAAAAGCTCGATCTGGTCGCCTTCAACGGCGATTCCTACGTGTCGAACGTCAACGACAACACGGAGCGACCGGGTAGAAGCTCCGAAGTTTGGACGCTCTCCGCGGCGCGTGGACAGGGCGGCGGTGGCGGCGGTATTACGTCGCTCAATGACATCATCGGCACGCCGACTTCCGATCTGGTCGTAATCGGTGCCGAGGGAAACAATTTCGTCCAGAAGACGCTGACGGCTGGCACAAACGTCACGCTCACGGAGACGCCAACGACGATCACGATTGCCGCAAGCGCAAGCGGCGGCGTGAACTATCAAGGCACTTGGAACGCTTCGACCAACACGCCGAATCTGACCTCTGGCGTTGGCACGAATGGTTATTACTACGTCGTTTCGTTCGCTGGTTCGACGAACTTGGATGGCATTACCGATTGGAAAGTCGGCGACTGGGCGATTTACAACGGCACATCTTGGCAGAAGGTGGACAACACCGACCAAGTTTCCTCAGTGTTCGGACGCACCGGAGCGGTGGATGCTGTATCGACTGACTACTCGGCGGTGGGCATCACCAACACGGCAATCGGCGCGAGCAATCCCTCGACCGGCGCGTTCACGACGCTTACCACGACCGGTACGATCCAACCGTCTGGCAGCGTCCACGCGGCCAACGGCAGCGCGGCCAATCCGTCGCTCGCGTTCGTCAACTCGCAGAACACCGGCCTGTACCGCTACGGCGCGGGTGCAATCGGCATCTCGGCGGGTGGAACTTCGGTGGGCAACTGGGACTCGACCGCGCTCACGGTGAGCAACAACCTCACCGTCAGCGGAGGAACAATTACTGGCGGAGCAACTGGCCTTTCCCTTGCGTCCGGTGGCACCAATCAGAACATCACGCTGACGCCGAGTGGGACGGGTTTTGTCACGACGCCGGGCATCCTCAAAACGACGAACACCACCGCCTCCACGTCCACGACGACTGGTGCATTGGTCGTTTCTGGTGGCGTGGGAATCGGAGGGAATGTCTATGCCAACGGCACGGTCTATGCGATGAATCTGAATTTTGGTCTCAGTCAATCGGCTACCGTTCGATTCTCAAATGTGATTTCGATGGATATGGGCATGGAGTCGTCGGATCTTTGGAGCGTCCGTGATGCCAGCTCTGGAGTAACTGCGCTGAAGTGGACGCACTCGACGGGATCTTTGTCGGTTCCTTCAACTACTTCTTCGACGTCCACCACGACGGGTGCGTTGGTTGTGAGCGGAGGTGCAGGTTTTGCAAATAACGTGACGGTGGGTGGTTATGGCCGTTTCGTCACTAACTCAGGATCTCTATATATTACCAATAGCGGATTCCTTGGCGACTGGTCTGTTTTAACTCAAGACTCTAATTTTGCCGCAGCCAATCACGTTTTGTCGGCTTCGCTTTCTGGAGTTTACACAAAGCTAAATGCACCGAGTGGTGGCACTCTTGGATTGTCGATTGGGAATTCAACTCGCATTTCGCTGACGTATACGGATACGACGCTTACAACGAATCTGGCCGTCAATTCCACCACCGCATCCACGTCCACGACGACTGGGGCGTTGGTGGTGAGCGGAGGCGTGGGTGTGGCGGGTGCGCTTTACACGGGCGGCAACCACATAATTGGAACTGGAAACCAAGTAACGATCCGAAATATCGGAACTGGTCTTGGCGCTACTCCGACGGCCAACATCGACATTCAAGACACAAACGATTCCTCAATCCGTTTGTGGAGGTCTTCGGCTGAATTCGTGCAACTTGCGGCTGCACGTGGTGGATTAACCTCAAATAACAATATCTTTTTGTTCGATGTGGTTGGGCCGAGTTTCAATCAAGCGAGAGCATTAAGTTTCCGATCTTCAATCGACGGTGGTACATCCTACAAGACCAGTTTGCAGTTGTTGACCTTTAATAATAGCAACGACACCAACGTCGGAGTTTCCAAATGGATCAGCAATGCGATCAATGATGGTTCAACCGTAGCCAGCGGGACCAATCCGCGTTTGGTCGCAAATCAGTTTGAGGCATCTCCGCTTACGGCGACGAATGCTTCCGTCACTACCACGAATGCCGCGACGGTTTACATCACCGGCGGTCCGACTGCTAGCACTAATCAGACCATAACAAACTCGTGGGGGCTGTGGAACGTAGGCAAGACTCGGTTGGATGGAGTAACGAAAATAACGGATACCACCGCATCCACGTCCACCACGAGCGGAGCCTTGCAGGTCGCGGGTGGGGTGGGGATTGGCGGGGCGCTTAATGTTTCCAGTAGTGGAGGAATCGCAATTGGCACCAACCCGGCATTGGCTAGCTCAATTCGCTTTCCAAATGATTTTCGCATCATTGATAATGGGTTTAGTTCTTTTGACATCAATTGGATCAGCACACTTCTTGTAAGGATTTCCGCTTCTACCGGAAGTATGCTTTTGGGAACTGGGACCGACAGCTCCAACGGTCGCCTGCAACTTGCCACGCACACTACCAGCGCGGGAGGAATTGGGTTTGGAACGGATCTTGCCCTGTTTCGTCAAACGGCAAATCGTGTAACTTTATCTACAACGAGCGGTAGTTCAGTCGAATTTAGGCTGTTTAATGGATCTGGAAATGCATTCACCATGTCTTATGGATACCCGTTTGCACCAGAACTTTTGGCAGATGATGCATTATCAATTAGGAGTTCGGGTAGTTCAATAACGCTAAAGTCCAATAACGCTACCGCCCTAACCCTTGACACCAGCCAAAACGCGACGTTTGCCGGTAAGATTACGGCCAATGGCGCAGGCAGCACGTTCAAGGGCACGACCACTAACGATAGCGCGGCAACTGGATATATTGGTGAATACGTCAGTAGCAGCATTGGTTATGGCGGTCGCCAAGCTCTTACTACTGGAACTTGGCTTAATATAACCAGCATTAGTCTTACCGCTGGCGATTGGGATGTAGACGGAACCGTTGTTTACGAAGGAACTAGTGCGACGATTACTCGTTTTTCCGGTGCGCCAACTACCACTAGCGCATCGCCTGATGCGGATAATGACACATTTGATAATCGCCAATCAATTATTACTCTATCCGGTAATGTTGGTGCCTTTGCTACGCCCAAACGCAGGGTTTCCATTTCGTCTACTACGACTGTTTACTTGATTTCTCGCGGTTATTTTAGCGCGGGAACGCTTGAAACCTATGGTCGTATTCAAGCCCGCCGTGTTCGTTAATACTTAATAACCATGCCTACATCCACCACCGAAACCTTCCTCGCCCGCATCCAAACCGATCCGACCGGCGAGAATCCCACCGCGACGG